ACCACCCGGCGAGGTCGGGGATTGCTCCACGTAGAGGTTGACCAGCCGCACCGAGGCCAGCCGGCCATCAACCCGCGAATAGGCGGAAAGGCCGAAGGGGAGGCGCATCAGTAATAGGTCTCGCCGGTCTGCTTGCGCGTCGCCAGCGACAGGATGCCAAGGGCGCGCTGCCCCATCCGCAGTTGACGCGAGGTCGGCTCTCCGAAGGTCTCGCAATAGCGGCCCGCCAGCGCATCGGCGGCGGTGTTGTGCAGTTGAGCGTCGAACGGGATTTCGGAGTCCAGCGTCAGGCTGGAGGCCGTGACCCACCCCGCCTTATCGCCGCGATACACCGACAGGACCGGGACGCCGCTTGTGATGACCATGACCTTTGCGCCGGAGCGCGGGCGGCGTTCGCCACCGTCATCCACCAGGGTCGGCAGGGTGACGGTCGAGGTTGTGCTGATCCGCTCGTCTTCGCGGGCCTCATAGACCGCGTCTTTGTCCACGTCGGTCCAGCCGACATAGATTTCATCGACAAGCGATTGCAGCGACTGCAAACCGTCCGCGATCTCGTCGGCAGAAGGCGTCTCCCCGGAGGCAAACACCCGCCACTTCTTCCCTGCAAGCAGGATGAGATCGCGGACGGTTTCCATGACTCGCCGCCTTAGTTCAGGATGTAGTAGATGACGGCGGTGATCGTGCCGGCGGCGAAGGTGGCCGCCGCGACGTTGGCTTCCGCCTGAACGACCGTTTCAGCCGAGAACGACTGAACGCCCGAGGTCATCGGGAACGGGCGATAGTTGGAACCCGCAGCCAGCAGATCGGTGATCGCATCGCCAGACAGAACGCCCGCGTTGACGAAGCCGTCCGGGTCGGCGGCTTCAACGCCGTTCGCGGCCCAGCCGAGGTCGATGTCCACGGCTTCGGTGCCGGTGTCCAGATCGCCAGCGTAGAAAGCGCCGCCGACCACGACCGCGCCAGCCGGAAGGCGGCACAGTTCAAAGATGTCACCATCTTCGACGTTGGCCGCTACGGCATACGAGCCATAAGCGACGCGGAGAGTCCCGCCGAGGCCGTGCGAGGCGACAGGCACCCGCGAAGAGGCTCGCGAGCCAGTGAGAGTTTCAGCAGCCATCGAGGCCACTCCTTTTCAGCTTGAATGGGGGGATGAAGAAGCAAGACGGGGCGGCCCCGGATGGAACCGCCCCTGGTTGGTTTAGCTGTCGGCGGCGGCGGCGAAGAACGCCGTAACCATGCCGTGCTGCTTGCCGTTGAACGCCATCTTCTTGACGCCGCGCAGCTCTTCGATGGCCACACCCGGACGGAAGCCGTAGTCCTTGGTGCTGTCGGTCTTCGGAGCGGGTTCCTGACCCCACGCCACGCCAACGGCCTGCTGACCGCAGACGAACACCGGGCGGATGTCGCAGGACGACGCGCCGATGCCGTTGAGGTTGTAGGTGCCGGCGGCAGCGACGGTGTCGATCTCCGGGACTTCGCGGTGCACGACGCCGTCGTAGATCAGGTCGCCGTCCTGGAAGAGCGGGTTCGACTCCACATCACGCGGACGGGCCTCGCGGTTGGCCGCAGTGATGGTCGAGTCGGCCTTCAGATCGCGGAAGGTGCGCGAGCCGTGGAACGCGACGTAGAACTCCTTGCCGTCAGCCGTCTTGTAGGGACGGACGTGCGGGTCGGCCTGCTTGGCGATGCGCTTGGCCAGCGACATGCTGGCGGCGGTGCACTTGTCGTCGGTCGTGTCGATGTTGCCGACAGCGGTGGCCCAGGTTGCCGAGTAGTTCGAGACCAGCTTGCCAAACAGCAGGCGATCCGAGTTGGCGGCGTTGTAGGCGTTGCGGTTGGCAGCGGACGAGTCGGCCAGAAGGACGGTCGTGTCGCCGGTCGTGACCAGCGAAAGCATGGCCTCGATCACGTCGTCACGCAGGCCCTCCGAAGACCACTGCTTCAGCATGGCCTTGGCAGCGCCCAGGAGGTCGATCTCGGTCTTGAACGAGGTCGACTTGGGAACGCGAACGCCGTTGCGGAGCCAGTCCACCGAGATGCCGCAGTTGTAGTTGCCGAGGTCTTCCTCGTTGCCGTCCAGAACGGTCGAGCCGGTCACGCCAGCGCCGGTCAGGCGCGTGATGAGCGGGATGTTGATGGTCTTGCCGGCCTGCTCTTGCAGTTCGTAGGCAGCCATGATGATCGAGGTCGGGCCGCGACCCATGTACGGCATGAAGCCGGACTCGCGAACGTACTCTTTCAGGTAGTCTTTGCGCCAGACTTGCTTCTCAGAAGCGGTGGCGAGTTGCACTTCGGCCATTCGTTATCCCTTGAAAATGGAGTCGAACGCCACGCCCTCCCCAACCGGCTGGGCGCCGGGTTTCGCGCCCCCTGCTGCGGGAGCGGATGCGAGAGATCGAGGCGGCGACGGATGCGGCTGGGCCGCTGACGATTGCGGAGCGGGGGCAGCGGATTGACCGGCTTGCCATGCGAGAAAGGCGTCGAGCCTTCCGGGGTCTTGCAGCGCGGATAGGGCCTGCGCCTGCTGGTATTCCTTCACCACCACATCAAACGGGTCATCCGAAGCGTGGAGGCGTTGGTTGAAGAACGGGTCGGCGTCACACTTGGCGATGCCCCATTCCTTGGCCTTGTCGAACAGGTCGCCATAAGCCTGCTTGGCCATCCGCTCCGAGAACTGGAGCGTGAGCTTGCGGGTTTGGCCGATGAGTTGGCTTTGCAGCCAGTCATCGTAGGCGTCGGGGTCGGCGTAGCGGTCAGGAACCTGGGGCGCTTGCCTCTGGTTTTCGATTTGAGCGAGGCGAGCCTCTGCGGCCTTCAGCTTGTCCCGCGTGTCGAGCAGGGCCGTCAGGGGAACGTGTCCCGGTGGCGTCACTGCGCTTTCAGGCGGGGGAGCGGGAGCGGTTGTCGGCTCCAGCGGCTGTTCGGCGGCTTGGGTGATCTCCTGCGGCGGCGCGGTTTCCGCTGCGGCCTTGGGAGCAAATCGTCCCGTCTCATCGCGCACAGGTTCGGCGCGCGATTCATCACCGGACGGTTCCCCGTCCAGAAACTCCAGATTGTCCATGTTTCACCAGAACGCCCGAAACCCCGGCGGCGGGTTGCCCTACGCGAGCAGCGGATCGCCCGAGAAACCCGGCGGCGGTATGAGGGCGGACTGCTTGAGCATCCCGTCCAGCATTTCGTTTTGTGCCTTCGCGCCCGTCAGGGCTGCGTCGGCCTCCATTCCAGCGACCTTTGCCTCCGCACCGCGCTTGGCGATGCCAGCCTGTTCGGCCTGCTGCTGTTGTGCTTGCGGGTCGGTGTTCTGACCCTTGATCTTGTCCATCAGCTCGCGCTTGTTCGGCAGCGAGGACGCCTCGAACAGAACCTGGCCCATCGGGCTTTGCAGATCGACGCCCGACTTGGCCAGCTCCACCAGCATGGCGAACTGCTCTTGCTGGAGGTTGGCCGTGTTCGGAACGCTGTCGAGGATGATGTCGATGTCGAGTTTCGCGATCTCGTTCTCTAGCCCGAGCAGCGGCTGGCCCATCTGATCGAGAACAGGCGGACCCATTTGAGGCTTGCCGCTCTCATCCATGACCGGCTGACCATCAGGCCCCGTCACGGGGAACCCTTTGGGCTGGTTCAGGCCGATGAAGTCCGCCACGCCATCATCATCCGTGACCCTGATCCACATCGGGGCCTGCCAGAACTGACGGGCGCGGTTCCACATCTGCCTATACAGGCGAAGCTCCCAATCCTCGACACCGCCGAAGATGATAGCCAACTCGGTAAGCCCGGCCTGCTGGCGCACCATCTGCGCCCGGCCCGAACTGTCGGCACCCTGCCGGCCAAGCATCGCCGGGTTAGGCCCCATGCGCTCGATCTCGGCCTTGGCCTCCGCGAGCAAGCTGGCCTGACCCGACGCCATGTCCGAGGTCGGCACCACCTGAACGCCGGACGGCAGCACACCATCGGGACGCGCGGCCTCCTTGCGGACCAGCTCAACGTCAGCCCCGGCCAGCGCGCCGTACTCACTCTCTTGAACCTGACGAACGCTGACCAGATGGAGCAGTTTGGAGCGGCGCTTGTTGATCTCGTCCTGCGGGCCGCGCATATCGCGCACCAGGCCGTAACGGTTGTTCTCCCGGTCGATGTAACAGGACTGCGCCTCAATCGGGTTGCAGGGCCGTCCCTTGTCGTCCTGGTAGGGGCTTTCGGCCTTCGCGAGGACGCCGCCGGAGAAGAACACGCAACGCTGCCAGCCGCCCTCCTTGTGGTACATCTCCACGACCATCAGGCGGCGCTTCTTGGAGTCCACCCACGCGATCTCGCCATCCTTGGGGCGGTCTTGCATGGAGTCGTCCAGCGGCACGGCCTCACCGACGCCAATCTCAGTCTCCAGAGCCTGCTTGGCTTCCGGGTAAGCCTCCGCAACGTCGTCCGCATACATCCACTTGGCCACGCCCATGTAGCGGGCGTCGGTCAGGTCGAGCTTGCGGGCGCGCGGGTCGTAGAAGAACTCCTCATGGCGGATAAGCTCCACCTTGATCTCGTCGTCCGCGTACTCAACGACCGCAGCGCACGTCCCGGCAACCAGATAGTCCTTGGCCCCTTGCAGCTTCATGTCGTCAAAGCGGTTCTTGTCCGCGATGTAGCGCAGCGATTTTGACGCCACGTCCGCCGCGTCCGCATCCTTCGGGTTACGCGGATAGGCGCGCGGGTCCGTCTCGCCCTGCTGGATGACCCCAAGCGTCCCGTTGATGGCCGGACGAACGCGGTTGAACACAAGGTCAGGCTGCTTCCGGGCCGTCAGGCTGCGCCGCTCCTCGGGCGTCCACTGATACCCGTCGTAATAGTCCTGGTCGATCTGCGAGTCCTTGCGGGCCGCTTCCGTCAGGGTCAGCGCCTCGGTCAGCATCCGCTTATAGGTAGCGAGGTCGGTCATGCGCTCAGCGCCCGCTCAACGGTCCAGCCCCGCGACAGGCGCAAACTAATCAATCGGGCTGGCTTTCCGATCCTTTCGGCCCATTCAGCCATAGTGAACTGCTGACCGTCATAATCCAGGAACCTGTTAGAGCGCCGGTTACGCGCCTGTTCCGTGCGGGTCGCCCAACGGCAATTGTCGGGCGAGTAGCCCTTGGCGTTGTCCACTCGGTCAAGAGTCATCCCGTCTGGCCGCTCGCCCATATCGGTCAAGAAGGCCCCGAAGGTCAGCCACGTCTTATCGACCGTCACGCCGGACCCGCCGTAAGCCGGATATGAGCCGTCAGACGGCTGGGTGCAGCGCCCGATCATGCCGCGCCAAACGTTGTACGTGGGCGACCGCGTTGAGGCGGAACGCGGACCAACCGTGTGCCCGTGTGTTCGGGCCGTCAGACGACTCGCCATGTGTCAGCCTCCCGTCGCGGACGCCCCCAAAGGTCCGGGGGGTTTGGGTTAGCCGTGATGACTGGAGCCGGACCCATCTTGCGGAGGCCCTCCAGCGCGTATCGCAGCGCGTCAATCGTGTTGTTATGCTTGTCTTCCAGCACCGGCAGAACCTCGCCCGTCTGAGCGTCCACCTTGTAGGAGTAGAGCGTCAGCTCCTCGATCACCGGCTCGCAGCGAGGGTGCACGACGATGTCAAAGCTCTTCAGGAACTCGACGCCGTCCTCAATCGAGCCAGCGCCCTTGATGGCGGACACGATCTTGAACGCCTGCCGGCGCATATAACTGACCGTCTCCGGCCTCGCGCTGTCCGCCGTGATCGGCCACTTGCGGCTATCAGGCACCCGGTCAAACAGCGCCGGGGTCTTGTCGATCTCGCAGCCAACCTCTGACACGCAGTGGTCAACGTAGAGCGTCCGGCTGTCGAGGTAGCAGCGAACCAGCACGGTCGGGTCAACCGCGAAGCCCCAATCGGCCCCAAACCGGAACCGGGCTTCGCGCGGCGTGTCGAACGCCTCAACCCTCCAGTTTCGGAACACCCGCTGCTCACTGTTGCGGGAGTACTCACCGAGCCAAACGTGCGCGTATTTGTCGGGGTCTCTATCCCGGTCCCATTCCAGCTTGCGGACCAACTCGGTCTCCGCAAACCACGGATTGTCGTTCCAGTTCACGCGACGAACAATCGACCCTGGTGGCGGGTCGCTGCGGAACATTACGTCAACCGGGTCAGTCTCGAACCTCGGGTTCCATGTGAACCAGATTTCCGAGCCGGGCTTACGGATAGTCGGGTCCAGAATGTCGATAGACACCTGCGAGACCATGTCGGCCTCTTCAACCCACGCAATGTCGATGCCTGCCTTGGACTTGATGGCCGTGGCGTTGTGGCGAAGGCCGGCGAAGGTGAACAGCGAGCCGTTCTTGCCCCTGATCTCCGTCTCCAGAACCGTGTAGAACCAGCCGAGGCCGCTGCGCTCGATAGCCAGCTCAATCTCTGCCTTGACCGAGTCCTTGATCGACCCCTGTATCTCGCGGGTGCAAAGGATGCGGAGCGGCTTCTGTGCCGCCTTCAGCACCAGCGCGATGGCAAATGACATAGACTTGGCCGAGCCGCGACCGCCATACGCACAGCGGTAGCGAACCGGGCTTCCGTCATCCGCCGCCTCATTCCAGAGAAACCGGAACGCCGCCGGAAGCTGTAGATCAGCCATCCGTCTGGCGGAACGTCACCGTGACGCCCGCCTCGATCTCCAGCGGACCACCACCAGGGCCGGACGCCTCAACGCTCGACAGCTTGGCATGGCAGAACGGGGCCGCAGCCTTCGCCATGTCCATGCGGTCCTCTTCCTTCGCGGCGGGGTCGCGCATGATCTGGAGCATGAACTCCAGCGGGCTTTGACCTTCGTCTAGCAGGCCGTTCGCTATCGCCCTGGTCCGCACCGTGACAGAACCCGGCTTGCGTCCAGCGCCCTCTCGGGAACCGCCTCGCGCCATGTTTGATTCCTTTGATTTATTTCAAAGCGCCCGCGCGGTCGTCTCGTCTCCCCGTGCTGGCCATTGCCTTGGCTCAGAACACAGACGGGGTGATCGTGTCTCCCGCGCTTTGGGGGATGGGGTCCGCGCCACTAACCGCTCTTTGCGTAATGCTCTGGGCTTTTCGGGCGTGTCGGCTGGGCGCGGATGGGGGTCTGCGGACTGACTCCCCGGTCCCTC